CGCAGCGTCAGTTCTTCAAGCTGGGCCTGTTTGTTTTTCTCATTGAGTACCAGACGCCCGGTCTCAATGTCCAGCAGCAGCTTGGCTTCAGTACCCAGCTCCACGGTCTTGTAGATTTGTTCATCCAGCGCCTTGAGGTAGGCGTTGAAGTCTGCATTGGGGTCTTTCCCCTTCGCTTCTGGCTTGTCTTTTTCTGGCAGTGGCGCCAGTCCAGGGCGGCGGCTGAGTCTGGCCATTTCAGCTGCGCTTTGGTTGTCAGCACCAAAGTCTGGCAGCGCTTTCAGTTTGGCTTGCAAGCTGGCCTGCTCGCGCAGCAAAGCATTACGCACCAGCACACGGGGCTCACCCTTGGCCAGCTGCTCATTCACTTTGGCCAACTTGGCTGCATATTCTTCGGGGCCATCATTCAGGCCCAATGCACGCAGTTGGTCGCCACGCAAGACTTCCCAAAACCCCTTTCCAGCAATCGCACCGAGCCTGAATCTCTCAATAGATGCATTGATGGCAGTCACCAGAAAACTGGAAATAGACCGGGCGCTGTCGGTGCTGTTTTTCTGCAGATTAAACAGCTCTTGGTTGAATTTCTCGGCCTGCTTTGCCGCATCGGTAGTCACGGTGCTCACCAGCGTGCCTTTATTGGCCAAGTCGTTCAGAAGCGGTGCCACTTCCTTCAGGCTCTTACCAAACAGCTCTTGCACAATGCGGGCCTTGTTGCCATCGTCAGCAAATCCGCTCAGTGCCACGGCTGTCTTCATCAGCGCTTCAGCCGGGTCCATCTCGCGCAGCTCTTTCACGCTCAGGCCCAAGGCACTCAGGGCCAGCTCGGCACCGCTGCCAGGCTTAGCATCTTTCAGGGCACCATTGAACTTAATCATCGCAGTGCTCACGGTGTCCATGCTGGTGCCGGTGCGTGCAGCTATATTTTCCAGGGCGCTGATGTTTTCCACACTGCTGCCCGTGGCGTCGCTGAGGTCGTTCAGGCGGTCTATGCCGTCCACCGCACTCTTGGCCATGGCCACCAGGCCGCCAACCCCTGCCACACCGATCAACCCCAGGGCAGCGCCTGCACGCTGGGCCACGATGTTCACCTCATTGATGCTGCCGCGCACTTTGTCCAAAATGCGGCTGGCATTGTCTTGGGCACTGATATTAATTTTGGCATCAGCCATTTTTCGTGCTCCTACCTTTTTTCACGCCACAGGCGCAGGGTTTCTTGTTCCATTGCTTGCACGCCGTCTATCACCTCGGCATGCTTGTCCTCGGGTACACCTTCAATACGCAGTGCCAGTGGCAGTGCCTCTAGCCGCAGGCCTATGGCCCCATTCATTCCTACATTCCACTGGGTGCGCAGCCGGTAAAACACGTTGAACGCAGCCAGGTTGTCTATCCAAATGTCACAGTGCTCAGGCTCGTGTGCCTGCTGTGGCTTGAGTCCAAAGGCTGCGAGTGCATCAGTGGTGGCTTCAACATCGTCAAAGCCATGGACTAAGCGGCTTGCAGCCTCAAGGAGTTTTTTGTTTTGGATTCCTTCAGCTCGCGCAGGTAGCAATCCATAATTTCTTCTTGTGCTGCCCAGTAGTCGCTCACCAGCGTATGCAGCGCAGTCAGGCTGTATGGAACATCAGCACCATCAGGGCCTTGCACACCAGACCAGTCCACAATCAGCTCATGCAGCAGGGCTGCAGCCTCTTTGCCGCCAGCATTGGAAAACCAGGCATTGAGCGCCGCACGGTTTTTATGCCGAAAGGTGATGGTGACGTTCAGCGGCTCTGGCAGGCCCGGCACCGTAATGGGCACGGGCACTGCAAAGGTGGGGTTGGCTTGTAGCTTGAACATGCGCTATGCCATTATTGGGTGATGATGCGCAGTTCGTCATTGCCTGTGCCGGCCGCAGTGGGCACCAGGCGCAGGTCATAGCCAATCAGGCGGGCACCGTTGTAGTCTTGTTTGCTGGGGTTAATCAGCTGCACTGACGGTGCAAACAAAATGATCTTGTTGCCCGCAGTGGTGCCAATAGTCAGACCCACGCTTTGGGTGGTGTTGGCCTTGACGGTGGCCATAAATGTCACCTCTTGGGCCGGTGTCAGGTCAAGCTGCATGCTGCCCACTGCATCGCGGTCCACAATGTCAATGCGCTCGCTGCTCAGTAGGGGCACAAACTGCACTTTATTGGCAAAGTCCATCTCCAAGCCAGTGCTGGGGTACACCGTGCCGCCGGTGAGTGCGCCTGTGGCATAGGTGGCACCAATGGTGATGTCCACCACATTGGCCTTGGCCATGGTGGGTGGGGTCTTCCAGGCGCTCAGCGTGGCTGCTGCATTGGCTGTGGCGCTGATGCCGCCATCCAGGCCAATGAAGTCAAACATCATCATTGGGCGCTCGCCGATTTTGGCGGTGATTTTGACGGTGCCCATGCAGCCCAACAGCTTGTGCAGCACGCCATCGTCATAGTAGTAAATTGTGAGTGTTTTCAATGCTGTGCTGATGGGCAGGTATTCCACGCGGTTGGGCGTGGTGAGCAAGCTCTCGGCGGTGGCACAGCCAATCAGCAGGTCGCCCCACTGGGGTGCTGTGGCTGCAGCGCCAGAACCTGCCAGCTCTACGCTGAAAGACACTTTCACGCTGGCAGTGGCCACCAGCTGCTCAGAGCTACCAAAGTAGCCACGCACCAGGTCGCGGTCCACATTTTGTGCATCCAGCGGGGTGATGCTCATGGCGCTCACCAGCACGGCATCGTTTGCACCGGTGGGCACTGCATCGGTGCCGATAGTGGTCTCTTGCTTGGCCAGAATGACCGTGTTGCGGATATAACGTGGCATGGTTCGTCCTTAGTTCAAAATTCCGCCAGCAGTACGGTGCTGGACTGTGTAAATGAGGGTGGCAGCGGCCAGGCGGGTGGCGGCACGTTCAACATCCCACTCGATACGCGGCTGGCCTATGTAGCAGCTGGCGCCAAGTGCAAGGTCGGGCGTGCTGGCCAGGCGGGTGTAGGCGGCATTGGCCAGGGTGTTGGCGGCAGGACGGGCGCTGGTGGCATTGGCGCTGGCGATGCAGCGAACGCGCACTTCGGTGAGCCAGTCGACCGGGTTGCCATCGATGCCGCCCAGTTGTTGGGGGTCTGCATTGCCCAGGGTGACCAGAATGGAGGCGGCACGCCCGCTGGGTATAGGGTTTTCGTCTTCGTCGGTTTCGACAAAGGGGCACACTGCCGGGTTTTGGGTGAGCAGGGTGACGAAGCCGGTGATGATGGAGTCGAATGCGCTGGACATTTAGCTGCGCTCCAGCATCAATAGGGTGAAGCCGGTGCCATCGGGCTGAATGCTGGCCACACGGTAGACAATGGCGGTGATGGTGATAGTGCTGCCCTGCACTACGGCGGCGAGGTCTGTAGCAGAGCCCAGGGCACGGGGGCCGCTTGACTCAATCAAACCGCCAAGGCTGTCTTGGTAGCCGTTGTCGAAGACGACCGGCGCTGTGCCACCCACACCGAGCGTTGCCAGGGTGGCAAAGCCGGTGGTGGTGTCCAGGAAGGCGGTGATGTCTTCGACAAACATGCTACTGGGCAGGCTGTGGGCTATTAGACGGTGAGCGCGTCGACCATGGTGGCGAAGCTCTCGACGTTGCGCACGTTCACGTCCACGTCTTGCAGGGCCACGATGCGCACGCCGCCGGAGCTGGATGCGGTGTAGGGGTCACGAATCAGGTCTGTAGTGCCCCACATGCCGATCATCAGGTCGGAAAAATTACCGAACAGGATGGCCGAGCAGACGCCTACGCTGGTGCCTTTGGTCAGATTGCTTGGCACAGCGTTGGTGACGGCGGCGTTGTAGCCGTTCAATGGGCTGGTGCCAGAGTCCCACACGGGCATGCCGTTGGTGCCAGTGAACTTTTGGGTGCTCTTGAGTTTGCCGCGCACTTTGGCGTTGACCAGGTAGGCCATGTTGCCCACGTCTGCATTGGCGGTGGCGACTGCTGTTTCCAGGTCGATAATGTTTTGCCATGTGGGTGCCAAGCCGTTGGTTCCACCGATGACAGATGCTGTGATGCGGGTCAACAAGCCGCTGGGCTGGTTGGATGCACCAGTGCCGCTGATGGCGGCTTGCTGGATGCCCAAGCCCAGGTTGGCTGCGAGGTCGGCCAACACGAAGTTTTCGACATCGATGCTGGACTGGTTCATCAGCGTGCGGCCAATGTCGGTGAAGCCACCGGCTGTTTTGGGCGACATGAGCACTTGGCCCACAGTTTGTTGGCTCTCGGTGGGGGCAGTGTTTTCAGCGACCCAGTAGATGGTGGATCCACCGGTTTGCTTGGGGATAGCTACGTTGCCCACCAGGCCGGTGAGCATGCGGGTTCCCAGGCGGTCGATGACCATGGCATTGCGCAGCAGGTCGATAAAGCTGCCTGCCAGCAGGTCGGTAGCAACCAAGTTGCCGCCAGCGGTGGGAGTACCGACCACCAGGTCACGCTTTTGCACATCGGAAGGCATGAAAACGCCCTGTGCGGAGCGACCCATTTTTTGGGCGACTGCGCTGGAGCATTCGATCTCGAATGCGGCCTCGCGGGCAGCGGCGGCATCGGGGTTAGCCAGGTAGCGGGCTACCTTGAGGATGCTGAAGCGCTGGGCTTCTTTTTTGGTCAGGCCAATGTCGGACGTTGGCACGGGGGCAGAGGCCAGTTTTTCGAGGGCTTCGCGCTGGAAGGCTTCGACGGTGAGGCCGCGCTGGATAGCGGACATGGCCATTTCAGCACCACCTGGGATGGTGGCTGCGACTTTGGAGATTTCGGCGGCGTGGTTACGCACTTCGGGTGTGACGATTTCGGTCATGA